TCTGCGTGTCTTATCTCAATCAAACTATAATCAGCACCAATGTAGGTTTGATTATCAACCGCATCAGAACAGGCTTTAGCCAATTCCCTGCAATCATCATAACTGATTGTATAGCAATTAATGTTTGCCTGTGTTATAAAAGCTGTCGGCCTTCCGCCCTTGCAAGGGACTGCCGTTCTGCTTGTCATCTGAACGGTGATGTATGGTGGCCTTTCAGTTTGCGGAACGGTAAGAGGATAAACCTTGTACTTATCTGCCCTTTCGTTCTGACCAACCAGAATTTGAACTGTTGCATCATTTACAAGTAAGTCTATTAATCCTTCCGTCATTGTTTACCTTTTTTAATAGTCCTTTTCATAAATGAAAACAAACGTTTTCCAATGCCTTCAGCTATCCGTGATTCGATTACCTGTTTAGTCTGCATGAATGCACTTTCTAAAAATCTATTTGCCGGAACCTTGCCACGGTTTGCGCCTCTGCGGTACTTGCCACGGCCTAAAGTCTGGCGTTTAACAGTTCCGCGTTCTATAAACCTTGCAACATAAGCCCGTCCTTTTTTTGGCATTGGACCGGCTTCAACTTCACCTATTACAGAAGCATTCTTTTGATTCAATCCAACCACTCCAATACTTTCAGCCATCTTGCCTGTTCTTTTTGGTGCAATTGATTTGGCTGTCTGAACGAATGGCTGTGCGGCATACTTATGGGCAGCGACTAAAACACGATGTTGCAACTGCTTTGGAAGCCCTTTCAAAACATCATCAATTTCCTTTACTCCGCTTAAGCTGATCTTTACATTCATGTTCCTACAAACTTTTCATTAGGTATAACATCCGCTGCAACCAATAAATAATTATCACGGCCTGACTCATATTCAATAATGCTGATAATGTTATATACTTTCGTATTATACACTAGCCGCATTTCTTCTTTCAGATCGGTACGGTAATCAATAACAAACTGCGTTCTGAACACGCTCTGAATCTGATCTGCAACAACAACCTCACGGCCAACGTACTGGATAACCTTTGCCCAAACAGTTTCATTGGTATCAATGGTTTCCCAGGCAGTAACCTCGTCCTCGTTGGTTGAATTGCTGCCGATAACCCTTTGAATAAAGGTTATCTGTTTATCCATCTCTCCGCGCCTTATCCTGCTTTGCAGCATAATTCATTAGTTACCTTTACACCACGTTCCGCGAACTTCTCCCACGGATGAATATTAACATCGCTCTTTAAATCATAAACAAGCTGACCTTCATAACCAACAAAGTAAGGCTTAACATCCATCTTTCTGGCTATTGTCAACACGCTGTCATCTAATCCCCTGTTTCTGAATGGTTCGTAAACACAACCCCATTCATCAATAAACCTTTCAACAAGTTTACGGCTAATGCACCTGGCAACACCAAGCAATGAAAAGTGATATTCAAAATCAACCGCTTCATCTGTATAGAAGTTAACATACGTTACACGTGAAACACCAAACAGATCATGAAAACCAAACAATCTATCATAATAGTCAAAGAACAACTTAGGATTTATTACTGAATCGCTATTCATGCTCATCAGGTAATCCCATTGGCTGCGTTCAAGTGCTTTCTTTATTCCGAAATTTATCTTCTCGCCTAAAGGATCATTCTTGTACGCAACATAGTCAAACCCGTAAGCCATACACATATCCATGTATTCCGGCTCACTTACAATACACAGCACGTTAAATTCATGCTGTGGTAAACTTTTAATCAGTTCTTTTAAATGATCAAAACATACCTTAGTTACTTCAATCCTTTTCCATAGTGGTATGATTACCTGAATTTTCATTCAAAATCATATAGTTTATAACCATGAATAAGATCGACAATGTAATTTGGTATCTTCTGAACACTTCCAAGTACAACCGTTCCCCTGTTCTCGTACATATCCGTTACCAGAAGTTTTATTGCGTGTATTATTGGCTGTGGTATGCTTGAAGAAGCAGAACCATAACCGCAAATCTGCCTTACCGTTATAGCGGCTGGCCTTCCGTACTCAAGGTCTGGATATGAAACATTATATTTTCTCACAATGCAAGCTGGATCAGAAGAACTAACAAAATAATAAAGGCTGCTGCTCAATGTTTGCTCTACACCGTCAAGATCATAGTATTTAACATTGGTGATTGATGAAACAGGACTATACGGTAAACGTAAAGTATGTTCCCAATCATCAAAGAATACATCCCATGTCTGCTGGATCAGCGCACGGTTCAGGTATCTTTCAACCTGAATCCGCGCTGCTTTTACCAGACTATCTATGTATGAATCTTCCGAAGACCCCGTAACCCTCAGATGCGTTTTAGCCTCTGATGTGGTTACAGGTTCGGTAGATGGTGCAGTTATAAGAGTCGCCTTCACCTTGTATGTACTTTCCTTAGCTTTGGTTTTTTCTTTTTACCCATTTAATTAGGTAGCAGAAACCCTCATGTATTTAACCGGATGGGTACCAGCCTCAAGCAGATCACCGTCAATGCGGATAAATGCTACAAGACCAATCTCATCGGTATCACCAAAACGCTCGTTCAAACGTACCATACGCATATCACCGGCAAAGCGGATGATGTACTTTTGGAAGTTACCAAACAATGCAATCTTTGCGTTATCGTTAGCTGATGCACTATTATAAGTGAACGCTGCCATATCCTGGTTGACAAAATAAGGATGACCTAAAATTGATCCAGGACTATTGCTTGCAAAGTCAGGAACCCATAACGGGAATCCAACGGTAGCCGCCAAAGATACACGCTTTATCTCCTTCAATACTGAATCATGGAACATCCACGAAGCACCTACACGGTATGCGGGGTCAACCTCATGCTCAAGACCTAAGAAGTCATTAATAGCAAGTACAGTATCGTTCTCTGTGTTGTTACCATGTGCGGCAGCTACCGTGATACCTTTAGGCTTAGATGAACCATCGCCAACGGTAGTATAATAGTTAACACCGCGTCCGATACGCTCTGCTAAGAACTCATTAACAACCTGAACAATATTGAAAGCTGAATCCTGAACTAATTCAGAAGACAAACGAAGTAAACCAGAAGTAAGTTTGTATGCCTCAAACTGCTGATTGGTGTCAGTCAATTTTACGGCAGATGTTTCTGCGCTTGTGGCTTCGCTTAACAGGTAAGCACGGTTAGATGTATCGTCAATCTTAGGCCAATCAACAACGTTACCGGATGCTGTTCTCCAGATACGAGCAGCTTGCAACATTCCGCCATATTGCTTCATTGCAATTTCAAGCTCGTTGCTGAAACCTTGAGGAATTGTATATCCACCTGATCCATCAGAAGTGGATTGCTGGGCAGCGCGGGTAATACCAAGTTTTTTGTACTCAGCATCAATCATACCGCGATCATCTTTCTCAGCTTTAGCTGGCTTCATTACATGACGCAACTCAGGAGAAACTGAACCAGTAAGAACATATTCTTTCATTGCAAGATTTTCCATCTGCTTGCGTTCTTCAGTAGTCGGATCGCCTTTCTTCCAGGTCTTTTCAACTTCTTTTACTTGTTCGGATTCCATAATCTCCTTACGCTCAAACTCTTCGAGTTTAGCAGCGCGGTTCATCAAATCGTCATACTCTTTGTTCCATTCGTCAAATTTCTGATCGTCTTCTTTCGTGGTTGTCTCCTTCGAATATAAATCTTTTATATTGCGATAGAGTACCTCGGCTTTCTTTCTTATTTCGTGACTCTTTGCCATCTTTTTAGTTTAATTTTAATTCGTGTTCCATTAATTTTAATTTCATCTTGACCTTATTCAAATCAAGCTGTTTTTCTTCAACCGTTAGGTTTTCAGATTCTTTGTACTTACCCTCGATCATATCGAGAATATCCTGTACCTTCATTTCTTTTACCTGCTTTATGCTGATATATTCAGGCATGAACTTTATAATAAAGTCCATGAATTTATCTTTCTCATTACCCATTGCCCGCTTAACGGCTTCAGGATTTGATGGGATGTTTACAATTGAGAACTCAAGCAACTCCTGGCCGCTGAAGTAATATGTCTTTTCCTTGCTTCCGTTTGTGTTGCGTTCTTCTTTCCATTCGCCCTTGCCAATCTCCATGAACCCTACCGAAGTAGAGCGAAGCGTTCCGGCTAATACCTTACGGAAAATCTTATCTGCTTTGGGGTTGATGTCTTTGGTTTCAAACTTTACCGAACCCATTAAAAATTTCTGACCTTGCATATCTTCAATCCATGCACGACCTGAACCTATAATATCATCCGGGTCATCATTGCCAAAGATTGAACCATAAACGTTATGCTGATAACCTACAATCGGGTTACGGTTAAAGTTTTCAAGGTTCCATCCATCCATATTCAATACTGAATTATGGCGGTCTTTGGCTGCCGATGAAATAATAAATTCTACCTCGCGGGTTTCTTCTACATCTTTAGAAAATTCCCGTACATATCCATACGTATTAAGCAGCATCTTCCTGTTCGTTTAATTCTTCTGTATCTTCTTCCATTGGTTGACTCTTGAACTTCTGTCCAAGCATCTCAACTGGCATCATAGTGCCATTCATAAAGAACTTATCTATTGCCTCTGTGTTCTCCATCGGCCATCCCTCAGCCTCACGAGGTTCCGTTGGTTTAAGTATTCCGGTTTGTACGGCTGTGTTATAAACCTTATAGCGTGTTTCTATATCGCCCTTGATAAGATCATCAAGATTGAATTGAGTCATGAATTTTCCGCGCTCATCCTCGAAGAACAGCTTGCGGTTAAGTTCTTGCTGGAACCTTTCCGCCCAGGGCACAGCTACATCTTTTGCAAATGCTCTATCCTGTTGCTCGATGTTTGAGTAGTTGGCCTTTTCTAAATCCCCGATCTTGTGTGGTGGAACACGGAACCATCCGGCTATCTCGGAACGGTCGAATTTCTTTGATTCAAGAAACTGAGCATCGTTTTGAGGAATGGTTAACTGTTGGTATTTAACTCCTTCCTCTAAAACAATGGTTTTAAATCTGTTCTGAGCACCTTCATTAGCACGGTTAAATGAATCTGTCAGGTTTGACTTTTCTTTCAATCCCATCGTGCCGGGTGTCATCAAAATACCGGAAGCCTTTGCACCGTTGGCATAAAATGCGCCTTCGTGCTGTTGCTTTGCGAGTGCATTGGCTAACGCTTCACGCTGAATTGATGCCATGCTGATACCAACTATTCCATTGGTATTGACATTCTTCAGGTGAATCATGTTTTCGGATTGTATAATCCGTGTGTTGCCTTCGTTGTCGGTATGCTCGTAATAGAGTTTTCCCCTGTTGGTTAGTTTGGGTTTGATCTCCCAATCAGGAATAAGTTTTAATTCAATAGCATTGGCGAAACGGTCGCGGATGATTTCAGAATATCCGTTGCCCCAGGATGCAGCCCAGAATACCATCGCCTGAACCCATTCGAAACGGTTGTAAAGCGGTGATGGCTGTGCGTGTAGAAGCCAGTAGTTAGGGTGATCTGTGTTCGTGCGGGTAGCCTTGCCTACTTTTTCAACTACCTCTAAATCCATAGAGGCCATTGTTTCAGATATTACCTTTAAGCAGGCATAGTAAGCACCAATAGAAAGGGCTTTTTCTTCTGTAACGATTATTTTGGCTCTGGTAGTGGGTGGATCGAATATAGACGATAGGGGAGTTGAGGGATTTTCAAGAGAACCCCTCAATTCCGGATACCAATAAGATAGTACGTGTTTAACTAAACCCAAACTATGAAAACTTTACCCCATACAAAGGACGTAAAGTTTACATGGTTGGTGTATTAACAATGTTAACTTTGAATTGGAATAAATTTACCCTTCACGCAGGCATGATGGAACCAATTGGCATCATAAATGGCTATTTTTTGTAAGATTTCGGGGTCAAATTTCAGCCTTTTGCTGCCTTCGTACTCGTTTATCCAGGGTGTTTCACCGTAGGTTATCTGCTTTAAAAAGAATTTTCTATCCCAAATTGAAGGCTGATGGCTTACTAAATACTTGGAATCTGGCTCAAAATAGCTTATTGAATTGCCCTTTTTGACCTTATAATACTTAGTAATTGGTGCAACTTGAAGCCTCAAAAGGTCATTTTTTACTACTAAATCCATCATTTTTCCCAAATTTGGAACGGATTTTACGGGCCAATGGTCTTCCTGTGCGTAGAAAACGTACTTTGTTTCAATTTTCTGTAATAGTCGAACCAATCTATCCGACCAATTGCCAACACCGCTATAAAGCAGATTAAAACGCCAAAAATCATGATTGACCTCCGTTTCAATGTCGGTTCCCCAGTATAGCGGTATATTATCCGGCAAAGATGCCTGTTTCCATCCGTCTATACAACCTTGCCACAGCCAGTTATACCCGTTGAACGTGTGAATTAAAACGGGTAAATTCATACCATCTTATCAGGTTAAGTAATTTTACACGGTTGAAATGAAACTCAATCCAATGAACGTTTTTATTGGTTATTTGTGTTTCTTTTGTCGCCACCAAGCAACCGTTATCAATATCAATGGTTAACTTATTAGATAACTTACAAGCAAACCGGTAAACGTCACCGTTCCAATGACCCGAAGGCTTTTGCCGTGGTACAATGGTATGCTGTTCGTATTGTGGATTGCAGTCATGCAGAACAATAAACCCTCCTTTCTTTAAAACTTTCTGAGCGTTTATAAAATCTTTCTCTACCTGATCGGAATGATGAAGACCATCAATGAAAATAAGGTCAAATTGCCGGCCTCCATGAAACTGATCGTTAAGTATTAAATCAAAATACTCATCCGAAGTCATAACGTAATCGGCTTTTGCTTTAATATCAGGATCAACTGATACCTTTCTTTCGCAGATTATTTTATCAAAATTCTGTTTTTTATCCTGTACGCCAATCTCAAGATAGTCGTTAAGGTTATACCACTTTGCAAGGTTGTTTAATAGTTCTGTTCTGGTTATTTCCATCACTTTTTAAGTTTAAACGCTGCAAACCCGCACCACCATCCATCCTTATCTTTCAGTTTTCCATCGCCACGGATTTCCATTTCAAGTATCTGCAAATTATTGTTTTTAATTGCATCAAGCGTGGCCGACTTTACGGGGCCGTTAGTCCAATCATCTACAACATAAACAAACTCGTTAGCCATTGCGGGTAAAAAGTAATCTATGGCCTTATATTGTGCCTCATAAGTATGTTCACCATCAAAAAAATATAAATCTATCGGCTTTTCGATCTCTTTCAGGTTGATCTGGAAGCAATCCTGTTCGATAAACTTGAAATTTATGTGCTTTACATTGTGGAAAAAGTGGTTTCTGGTCTTCGGTTTCATGCAAAAATTATCCACCGCAACCGTATAAAGGTGCGGATTGCAGAACGTTGTTGCCATTAAAGTACTACCCATGTAGGTTCCTACCTCCAAATAAGCGGTACTTTCTGCCGATAAATTGTTCAATGTGTGCCATATTTTAGGCGATGAAAGGCCAGTAAGCCGTTCAATATACTGATTTGAAAGCTTACTTTTACCCTTTTCGGCTTTTGCTATTGCTTCCTTAATCATTTGTTTAGTTTATAATGGTAACTACGTGAATTTACACCGCAATATGGATCAAATAGGCTCCCGGCATCTATTATAGTTGCTTTCGTTGTGGCAAGGTCATAAATTAATACCTCTGCCATCATTCCGCAACACAAAAGTACCACCGGATCGGGTGATCCTTCGATATGGTACTGTAATTCTTTTTTTACCTGGTCATATTCAAGCCATGCGTTAAGATTTGGTATTACAATGTGTACCATCTCATCAAATAAAGCAGCAAGGTGAGCCGGACCAACTAAAATAACATAACGCATCTCAATTGCGTGAAGTAAAACGTTTATTTTGCCGTCTATACTTGCATTATGTAATGTATCTGCGTTGTATAGTTCTTTGGGTGTATAGGTTTTTAATATAAACTGATCTACAAGGTGCGGAAGGTGGTTAACGGATAAGGGCTGAATGCCTACCATATAGTCCATTTTATGCTGAACTGTATCTATTAACCTTGCCCCAAGTTCTGGAAAATATTCGTGCTGATCACAGTTTCGGCCTATCTTGCCATTCATACAGAACAATTCACCATCACCATAGCGGGCAAACTTGAAGTTTTTACCTTGTTTCAGGTTCTCAACCATGTTATAAAACGTAATTGAATCATCTTCAACACCCTCAAGCGACCAACGGCCCGTTTTATCGTCTTTGATGGCTTTCATCTTCTTTTTATTTTGTTAAACCGTTCTTTACGTTGCCTTTGTTTGTATAAATGCGGAACATGAATAAACTCATCTCGTTCCGTATAGTTCCAGTTGATTAAATTAATGTTTTTAGCAAATGGATGCACCCAATATGAATAACTAAACCCTGGCTGATCTCTTTCTGTGTATCGTTCAACCTGTTGCCACCAATGATCACAGAAATCAGCACATTCTTTTGTTTTCTTTCTTGCAAGTATCCCCGATGCAATCAATCCGTAATTCTCTGGTAGTCCGGCCTTTTTATAATCCATAGCCTGATCCATAAGCCGGAACATATCACCTTTACCAGCCCCTATGCAATTCTGAATATCTTTATAAATGCAATTATCAAAAGGATGATTTATGGCCGTGAATTCAGAATCGTTACACTTACGCCACCAACGGTTAAGGTCTTGGTTAATGAAGAATGTTGCGTCAACCCAAAGGCTTTCTTCCGTTTCGATGAATTTATGAAAGTTGATTTTGTGCCATCTTGCTGTTTTGGCTGGCGTTTCTTTTTCTTCGACAAGTGGCCTGATTTCCCAGATGGTTTCTTTAACTTCTTCTTCAAGTGCGTTTATTATTTTTACATTTGGATTATCTGTGTAACATATAAACTGCCATCCCTGGTGCAATGATGGCGGTTTGTTCATTGGCTCTTTCAAGTCATCATAATCACCGACAATGCAAGTATAAACGGTTCTTATCATATACTATCTTTTCTAAAGATATAGGCGTTATGTGCGGCTTGTGCTGTTTCAAAAACACCTAAATAAATATTTTTTCCGTCTATTCTAATTTTTGAACACCATTTTTTACCGTGTTTATATGCTCCGGTGACTTTACCTAATGATTTTGATGATTTTATTTTATTGTGTCTGGCAGACAATGATTGAAGATTATCTATTCTATTATTTAACTTGTTATTATCAATTATTGACAATTTGTTGTTTTAAAATATTGTGGCTGTCCAACGACCCGAACGGGTAAAAGGCACAAAATTAAGGGGCGTATTTTTAATGTTTTTCATTGTTGAACTGCGATACTAATATACAAAAATTATTTTAAATGTGACTTATCCGTTATATCGTTTGGCCGGTAGGTATGCCATACATAAAGGCCATTCATTCGGTATATCTTTTTTCCTTTGTCAAACAAAGCCCAGCAATATTCATTATCAATGCCTAAACATTTGTTTTCACTTTCATTAAACTTTACCTCATTCCATGTTGCCTTGCTTATCATCATCAGAAACCCACTAACCTCTTTGGTTAACTCGGTAAAATGATATAAAAAATTCCTTTGAAGTTTTGCTGTATTGATATGTTCACGTACATCAAATTCATCGCTGATTCCGCCTATTAACTGATTGTGTGCCTTGGGATGTATTCTGTTTGTATAACAGGTCAAAAGTCCTGCATCTGGCATAAGTTTGGCGTATTCGTGTAATATATTTCCGCAATCGTGAGTAAGGAACATTGTATCGTAATCCATCAAACATCCCCAATCACCATCAGGGAGTAAACTCATGGCCTGATTGTAAGCCATGCCTAAATTCTTTTTTACTGAATACGGTTTTAGGATATGTACGTTCATTTGTTGAATCGTCTTGACTTGGATGCAAGGTAACTATCGTAATCTGAATACTTTGTTTTACCGAAATACTGAACGTGTATCTGTTCGGCTTTTTCGTAGGCTTCTTTGTTGGTGTGTGATGAACTCATACAGGCATAAAACACCTCATCGAATCCGGTAGCTGTAAGATTACAATTCTTTGCAAGACTGTTGGGTAGTACAACAATATCGTTTGAACTACCAACATCTGTAATAGTCCATTTAAGCTGGCCGTCTTCGTATATCTGTATCATATCGTTATAACTCCGCGCTCGCTGTACACGCTTGGCGGTGATGGCTTATTTATTATCCATTCGTTTACCGCCATTGCTAAACTGATAACGGGGTCAATCTTCTTTTCTATCCTTTCACTTGCCCCAGTTGTTCTCGGCTTTAATACCTTTATATTCTGTTCATCATTCTCTTTAATCATGACGTTATCCAAACACCAGGTAACAACAGGATTACCGTTATGTATAATCGTGCCATTCATGATCTTTTCCTTAATCTTCTTTAAGGAATTGGATAACCTGTAACCCTGTGGATTGATTTGCATATTCAACCCGTACTTATCTGTTACCCTTATGGCTAAATCCCTGCTGTTCCATTCGTCATAACCTACCGAAACCACCGAAAACATGTTTGCAATTTCGGCAATTTTTTCCTCAACACGCCTAAAATCTATTGTATTTCCTTCGATAATGTTTATATGTCCTTCCCTTGCCCAGCGGGAATAAGGTATGTTAAACTTCTTTTCGTAGTTATTAGCGGCCTCCTCCGGTATCCATAAATTCCAAAAAGGAACCAGTACACCATCCTCATCAAACATTGTGCAAAGGCTTGTTAAGTCACTTGATGCCGATAAGTCTAAACCCATCCAAACTACCTCACCGCTGAACTCTGCAAGACTTATATCGGATTTAAGGCTTGTCCACATCTCGGTTTTAATCCACTTTATTTCTGATTGTGTCCATTGGCCTAAACGCAACCGCCTGAATGTGTTTTCAATGCTTGTATCATTGCTTACCTCTTTGGCTTCGTCTGCTATTGTTTCCCGCAAGTTATCTGAATAATCATATAACGGGTTTGCCTTACGCCATGTGGATTCTGAATATATGTCGTCTTCTAACGTGCTTTCATAGATTACACCCCAAAATGTATCATCTTCAATAGCCCCATCCATTATCTTTTTTGTGTATTCATATCTATTATAACAAATACTCATCCTATCATATCCTGGTGTAGTAATCATTATACCAAGCGGATTAGAACGCTGGCCCATTGAAGTTTTTAGTGTATCGTAAAGGTCACGGTTTTTAGCTACGTGCAATTCATCATAAATCCACGCATGAGTATTAAAACCATGCTTGGTATCTGACTTACTTGTAATCTTCTTTATGAATGAATTATTATAAACGATTGACGACTGAAAAGACTTGCTTGCCTTGCGTAAAGTAGGGTCTAAATCAATCATTTTTTTGGCTGCTGTAAATAATAAATTTGCCTGTTCGTCATCACCGGCACAATTGTAAACCTGTGCGCTTGGTTCTCCATCGTTAAACAACAAAGCCAGTTCAACAGCTGCCATCATTGTAGTCTTTGCGTTCTTACGTGGCATCTGAACATAAACCATCCTGATTAACCGCTTTCCGTTATCACGCTTTAAACCAAATATAGGTCTTAGTATATCATCTTTGAATTTATCAGGAAGCACCAACGGCTCACCATACAGATCGCCTTCAACGTGCCTGCAATGTGTTTCAATGAATAGTATTTTTTCCTCGGCTGCTTTTGAGTCGTAATAGTATTTTTCTTTAAGTAATTTGAATCGTTCCTGAACGGTCATTTAAGCAAACTCATGGTTTTACTTTCCTCCTTTTTCATTACAGGAACCCTGTATAAATCTGCCGGATACAACCCGAACTTAGCTAACCCTCTTTCAACGGCTTTTCCGTTGACATCAAGCACTTTTAGCCACTTGGAATCTGTTGGATTTTGGATAAGGTTTTCTTCCGCCTGCCGCCTCATGTATTCATGGAAACTTAACGACCTAAGACCAATATAAACGGCTTTAGAAAGAAACCCGCCACCCCTAATAATCTGAATCAAATCTTGGAATATAACCTTAGCCGGATCTGGCCAATCTTTAGGACTTGCCATCTTCTCAATTTCAGCCCATGCTATTACTTCGTTTTCCCTGCTTGCCTCTAAAGTGCCCTGAATTTCCTTAGTTTCAGCATCTAATCGCCTCATATTGTCCAAATTTAAGAATTATTCCCAATTTGGGAAGGTTTTAAACATTGCGTATAGAAGAAAAAGGGTAGCGGTTGGTTTCGGCAACCAAATAATATTTGTGATTTCGATACCCCCGCCATTAATTAAATTTTTCTTTTGCGGTCTTCTTGCTGTGACATGATTTACAAAGGCTTTGCATATTCTTTAAATCCCATTCATTGCCTCCTATGCTGATTGGTGTTATATGGTCTACACATTCAGCAAGTACAACTAATCCTAGCTTTTGACACTCAAAACACAATGGATATTTCTTTCTGAATGCAATGCTAAAACGATGCCAACGTGATTGTTGGTAAAACTTTTTATTGTTCTCCCTGTATTCACGCTTGGGCTGTGTCCGCCTGTTGACTGTCGGCATTGATCAGCTTTTCAATTGTTGCTATTTCTTTTTCGATCCTCTTTAGTTCCCACTTGACATTAGTGTACTGATTCTGCTTTATCTCACGCTGTGCTTTGAGCGCATCCAGGGTTTGCTTGAGTATATCCTTTGAGTTATCCATATCAAATAAAAAACCCACAAGAACAGATAAACTTGTGGGGATTTTCTCTAACCTTAATTTATGAAAAAATTAACCTTACTCACTTCCGATTCTGTTTTTAAATGCTTGGTGGGTTTTTAATGCTATGGCCCTTTATATTCCGAGCAGACCCACCGAACTGAACGGCAATACAAATATCTTAAAAA